CCAGAGTGAGCTGATGCAGTCGGGTACTCTTTGATGATAAGTCGACCAGGAGTCCTTTGTCTAAGATCGTCAATCTTCTTATCGTACATATCCTTTGGAAGGTTTACTAGCTCATCGACCTTGACGTTTAGCAAGTTTGCATCGATACGTTCTGCAATCTTTTCTTCTGCCATCTCCATTGTGATGTACAGTACGTTCTTACCTTCCATCATATTACTTGCAGCAAAGTGACACATGGCAAGAGACTTACCTACACCTGTACCAGCAAGGATAATGTTTAGAGACTTACGAGGAAGACCACCTTTGGTGATCCGGTTCATATAATCAAGATCAAAAGGTATACGCTCTTCTTTGTGATGGTAGAAGTCAAATCGTTGCTGGTAGTCTTCTATAAAGTCATGACCAATATGGTTATCAAAAGACACGGCAAGTGCTTCCGATAGAACTTGTGGAATAGCTTGCTTAGTCTTATCCTTACTCTTGCCATCGATGATATGGATCGATTCCATAATTGCATTGTATACTGCTTTCTCTTGACAGAACTGTTCGGTCTTGTCAATCAACCATTGTTCATTGGTGTCCTCATCAACTGTCATTCGCTCTACTTGAGAGACGGACTCGTTGTAATCAACTTCTCGTAACTCTTCATTGTCGAGCTCAATGATCAGAGCTTCCTTCGAAGGAGGTACATTATACTTGTCCATGTACTGCTTGATCTTGGTTACAAGCAATCGATCTGTAACAGTTTGGAAGTACTCTTCTTTTAGAAACGGTAGCACCTTACGTGCATACGACTCGCTGTTGATAAGCTGACTAAGAATATTCGTTTCTATCGTCATCAAAAACCTTCTCTTCAATCATATTAACGAGGATGTCGCCTAGTGTGTTTTCAAACTCACTACCAGTAGCGTCACCCTCCATAACATTGTAATTAAAAGACAGTACTCCGTCTTCCGATATCTTTACAACGTCATAGGTCAGTACAGTTCCCTCATACTGACCCTCGACTATCATTATCGGACATACGCTGTCTTTGTCCTTAGCTTCAAGGACGGCATACTTTGGAATCATACTGCAAGCTCGTCCTCTTGAAGCTCGTAGTCGTCATTAGAGCCATAAGTGAACTCTAACCTTGCTGCTTCGTCAATACGAGCGAGTAGATCATCCGTAAAGTACTTGGTTGGCTCCTTCAAGATTGCCTTAGCATACACCTTAGTGCCATCAGGCATCTCAAATCGATTAGCTACCTTCTTAACGATATCGTACTTTTCGGCGAGCTCAAGGAGACCGTAGTAGCGATCGAGACCTTTATCGTACGTCAGCAGTACTTCGATCTGCTTGTTCTCTTTAGTAAGACGAGACTTAGCCATACGTACTTTGATAATGTTACCAATTACATCCTTACCATCCTTTTCCTTCTTTTTAGATAGGAAGCAGATTTGAGATGCGGTGTACTTGAGACCACTACCGCCAGCCATCTCTTTAGTTGGGATGTAAGATCCTACAACTTCATACACGTGGTTAGTAACCAGCATCGGTACGTTAGCTTTGGCTAGCTTTAGGTTAAGTACTCGAAACGTAGCCTTGAGAGTAGCAGCCTTAGTCATGTCACGAGTCTCACTACCAGCAGCAGTATCTTCAACTTCTTTAGTAGTAGACAGCTGACCGAGTGAATCAAGCACCATCATCATAGGTGGCTTGTCACCTGACGTATTGTTATAGTTGTCAAGAATCTGAAGTGCTGTATGACGGAACCGTTGAATGGTATCTGGCTCACTAATGATTACTCGATTGGTATCAATACCTCTCTGCTTCATCATCTCTTTAGTAACAGCTGCCTCGGTGTCAAAGTAAAACACCGCACCATCATTATGGTCATCAAGAAACTTCTTGACTACACCCATCACAAAGAATGTCTTACCAGTTGCAGACTCACCAGCGAATGCTGTAATCTTGTTATTAGGGACACCACCAAAGATACTACCGCTAAGAGCAGCGTTTAGGATATAGCTCCCGGTATCAATGTTACCACTATACTCAGCACTTGCTAATCCGTCTTCGGCAATGGTTGTGTTTTCATCATTAAGTTGTTTTACAATATCACGAAAGAAGTCACTCATTGGATTCCTCATCATTTAGTTTATCAATAATCTTTTTCTTCAAGCGCTGCAGTGAACGCTTCTCTTGTTTGTTTTCTAAAGTGTTACGGTGAGTATACAGGTCTACCAGCTTTTGATCAACATCCTTCAACATACTTTTTAGCTGATCTTTAGAATTAATAGTATTAATTACTTGCCACTCAGTAACCTCATAATCATTCAGTTGTTCGTCTTCAACCTGAACAGTTTCTGTCAACCAGTCATCGTTAATTTCACCAACAACAACAGCCTCAGTCTCTCTCAATGGTTTAGGAGGCTTAGGTTGAGTTAATGTCATATTAGCTGCGATGAGCAGAAGAACAGCGAGTGGATCGAATACAAAGACAATAAGCAAAATAACCCAACGTACGGCTTCATCAAAAAAGTCACGAGCTTGATCTCCATATATTAACTCCGCAATGTATTTAAGCGGCCCAACTTCGACCTCGAGAGCCAATTTTTCCTGCTGGATCGGAGTGAGATCTTTTTGGAGTCCATCAATGCGAATGTACGCAGCATCAATCGTCTCGTTGAGAAGACGCCTCTCATCCGATTGACTTTCGCGAACTGCAATCGAACCTGTAGGACCACGAATCCTGTCGTATTCGATGAGGGTGGCGACTTGCGAATCCAGTTGCGTGAGTACCGTTTCTGCATCAGCAATGATTGATTGCTGTCTCGCAATCTGTCTCTCCAAGTTAGTGATTTGTAGTTCATTAGTTCCACCTACTGATATTGAATGTTCCAAATGTGCCTTTGACAAAAAACCAAAGATACCCATTGAGGTGATAAACATCAACACAACCACTGCTGATGTAAGATAGGACTTTAACAAAAAAGGTGTTTGCTTCCAATTGCGGTATAACCACGAAGCGGTGACCAGCTTACCTGCCTCCAACACACCACCCATAATAATAATTGCAGTCGCTGCTCCAGAAAAGATAGCAACTAGACCAGCAATACTATACCACGCTGCTACACCAGAGATAGCAAGCGCCATAACAAGAGTTAGGAGACCCATTACTGGCCTTTATAGATCCCATCTAACATATCCTGGAACTGCTCAATCTTTTCTAATCGATTGGGCCACCAGATGTATTCTTTATCAGCACTTTGACGGAGATTATTAAGAAGTGGTTGGACTGCGTCATACAGTTTAGTAAGACGTGCCTGTATATCTTCTGCTGTTGCAGAAGTGGTTTGTACTTGTTCATGAGCTGCTTGTACTGCTTCCAGCTCCTGCTCATCGACAATTGAAAATCCAAAGTCGAACGCATTGTGAATATTATCGCTCATTAGAAGAATGCCTCCAGAGTGGCTCTAGGTTCTACCTCCCAACCAACAGCATCCAAAATACTCTTGACGGGTTCAACAAAAGCCTTCTCAAACTGGGTATCATAATCCACATGCTCGCGTACACCAAACTCTTCAGGCAAGATTTGAGGAAATGCAATGACATTACTTTGTACCTTGTTGGGTTGTTTCAGGTAACAGAACTTAATCTTTTCACCTGAGTATATCTTCTCATATTTATTGTTGAGCTGATGTTGATCCACGTAAAAATTGTATGTCAGTGCTGCACGTACTTGTATTGGTGTTCCCTTCTTAAACAGCGTTACACTGTCCTTATAAAAGGGCAAACGGTTAACAGACCGTGGAAATGCAATATCCTCTATAGGCATTTTTGCAAACTTTTCGCGTAGCTCTCTAATGTGATTCTGTACTTGAGGTTCGTTTTGTTCGAGGATAACCTTCAACGTATCTTTAAACATCTGTCGGCACACTGCTGGAGTAGAGGACCTAACAGCCTCAATACCCATCATCTTCAGTTTAGGTTCCTTATATTGAACACCCTCACTGTTATGTACGTTTAGTACGTAGTGCTTCTTGCCAGTCCACACGCCCTTTGATGCAATGACCTCTCGAGCCATCACCATCTTCTGTTCGTAAGCGTTGAGATAATCTTTTAACTTACTGTATGCGAGATCCAACATTGGCTCGATCTTTTCTGTAGCAACCTTATCAAGAAACTTAACAGGATCTTTAGGTTTGGCTTTCTCAACAAGACCACCCATGTTAATGTACAGCGAGTCGGTATCGATAGCAATCACGTAGTCCTTGTTATCTGTACCAAGCACCTTATTCATGTACTGGTTGAGATGCTTTTCAGCCCAGCGGATAGTCAGCTGACCACTAATAGTAATCCCTTCAGCAATACGAATGTCATAGTATCGGAAGTACTCGTTTGACATCGCACCATAAAGGCTGTTCATTAGAATCTTAATAGCCATCTGCTTATTGTCGAGAGTAGTAACCTCCCTCTCAAGCTCGTATGACGAACCTTCATCCTGTATCTTCTGTTCAACCTTTAGCATTTGCTTCTTGTATCCTTTACGTTCATCGTAAAGGTCATTAACAAGTTGGGGAAACAGTCCTCTCTCCGTGACATTAAAAAACTGACCAGTGCCAGCCATACAGTGCTCTGGTGCAATGTCCAGTTTGTTGTGATCAAGCAGATACTCTACAGACGATTCGTAGCTACCGTTTGTGTTGTCACGTTTCAGTAGATCAAACGAATGTACCTTATCAACGATTGTCTCAGGCGACATATTGTACTGCATGATGATATGAGGATACAGACTATTTAAGTCAAACGACATTACCCAGTCGTGCATACCAACTTGAGGATCCTTAACGTGAGCACCTTCAATCTTTCGTTCCTTTGTGTTGTCGCGTTTAGGTGGGCAAATGATTCCTCTGTTACGTAGCTCGTTGAAGATCAGAGCATCCCATACACCCACAGATCCAAACGCATCGGCATAGTTTACCTTGCCTTTGTATGCAATAGTCATACACAGTGTAGCAAGACCCATCTTATCTTCAAGACGATCTACAATCTCAACGTCCTTGATGTTATAGTCGATAAACTTTTGAAAGTCATTGAGGTACAAAGCATTAAGTGATCCGTACTCACTATAGTCGATCTTACTATCACCAAGCACTACGTGAGCGATATGATCTAGCTTGTATGATTCTTGAGTACCGTAGCTATATGCAAACTTCTTAAATAGATCAAGATAGTCAAGCTGCTCGAGACCGT